TTATAATTTATTCGCATTCAATCGCCGTTGCAATTCTCTAACAGAATCAGAAACTGGGCTGATAGTTCCGTCTTGCGTCGTTCCAAGATGTTTTTGTAGTGCTTTAATTGTACCTTGGCCAAACAAGCCGTCTTGGCCAATGCCTAAGAATCTTTGCAATGCTTTAACCACGTTTGAACCAGTCAGTGATGAATCAAACTGCGCAGCATAGATATTTTGATTAAAGGTTTGTTTGTACTGGTGACTGATTACTCCATCTTTACCAGCTGTATCAAAGTATTCTTGCAATCGTTTAGCAGTCGCATTTCCAAACTGTCCATCAACATTTAATGTAACCATTTGAGGCTTGCTGTCAGTATTTGCTGAACCTGAACCAACAATCCGATAAAAGTGATGTGGCAAGCGAGTACTCATGTATGCATCATTCGTATCAACCGCAATTCCATTGTGAGTATAAGAGCAGTGAATGAATGAGCCATTGCTTAGGAAAATACCAGTATGCCCATCTGAACCAGCCGAACCTCCTGGAGTGCCTGAGATGAAGATATCGCCACGATGGACCTCTCCACGACTGATTTCTTTCAGCTTCGTTCCTGACATTCCAAACAAGGTTTCAGTATTACCCATTGAACCTTCTGACAGAAAACCTCCAGCAATCATTGCAAAGAATACTGACGAGCTGCAGTCATAACTTCTAGGACCCATTCGCAAGGTCATTGAGTAAGTTACCTTACCCTTTCGTGCTTGCATCCAAGCAATCATATTTTCAATACTTGACATTATTCGCCTCCTTCTGTGAATTCATGGTCAGCGTCAGAAGCTTTAACCACTTGAACGCTATCACCATTTTTCAAACTTTTAGTAAGTTCAGTTCCTTTTTTAGCTGCATGAGTGAAGTCATTATTCTTCCACCATGAAGCGAGTGCAGTTGCTACGGTGAAACCAGTTGAGATGATATTTGTTACTGTGGCATCATCTATTGGAATTACAGAGTGTCCTGAAGCTGTTAAAAGTTGGTTAGCTAACGCTAATACAAGTAAGATTGTACGTGTAAGTGTTCCTTTATCAATTGTTTTCATGTTCTTTCTCCTTTATTTAAAAAATACTTTGATTATTTCAGTTAATGCTGCAAAAATTGCTGCTGCAGAACCGCCGATTCCAATCGTCAACTTCCAAAAGTTTGTTTTATCAAGTAATTTCAACTGAAACTGATGTTCATCTGAACTTTCATTGCCTTTGATGACGGCTTGCAAAATTTGCGCATTCTGTTCTGATTGACGAGTATTCTGTTCCCTTAAAAAGCGGTTTGATTCATCTACACGAGTTAGACCATCATTCATTTGTTTTTGAATTTCTAACGACATATCATTAAGTCGAGATAATTCTTTATCGTGCCGCTTGAGTTTGTCCTCGTGCTGTTCCACAAGTTGTTCTAGTTCCATAACCCCTACTTTCTATTCTTTATCCTAATGGAATATTTATTGAAAACTGAATTACCTTGCCACTCATGGTCGTTGGATTGGGATTACCAATGTTTATTTTTCCATCTTTACCGACTGTAACACTCGCAACTTTAAGTTGACCTGGCGAATATAGTAATCCTAACGTATCAAAACCAGAAACACCACTAAATTTACTGGACATAGTACCGATTGTTATAATATTGTTTGGTGGTATTGAAGGAATTCTAACATCTTTCGACTGTGCATAAAAAACACCATTATTTATTCTTGCACGTAAGGTTCCAGATGTTCCTACTCCACTCGCTCGAGTGATATCAGTCCATGGAACGTCGGTTGATAACTTTGTGCCTTGAGGCGTAAGTTGAGCAAAATTTCCATCCGAATCACTTATGGAAAAACCTTGAGAATTGACCGCAACGTCTTTAGTAAAATTCGTTGAGTTATTAACGAACCTCATTGCAAAGCCTTGTTCAGAATCAAGTGCTATATCATTTTTGGTATTAACAGTTCCATCGGTCTTTGAAATTGCAATATGATTATCTTTAATTTCAGTAGAGGTTGTAACTGGACCATTAGATGTTTTGCTTATGAATTCCCCATCTGTAATTGTTAAATTTTTACCATTAATTTTATCTGATGTTATCGATTCAGATGCAAAGTTATTGACACTAAAATAGTTAATCACCCAATGAGTTCCATTATAATAGTACTCAGTGTTAGGATGGATAACTGTTCCATCACTAGCTCTAAGGTCAGACGTACCTGAATATTTCCAAGTTAAGCCTTTGAATCGAGTGCTTGGCTCAGTATCAGAAACAATTTTACCGGGGTCACCGTTACTTCCAGCAGGGCCCTGTGGTCCAGTATTCCCCTGAGGTCCTTGTGGACCTGTTGCTCCAGTATTTCCCATTTTAGCAACTGAATACCCTGTTTCACTGGTATTATCCGTATAAACCCAAACAGTCTTAGTCCAGAGATAACTACCTGCTGCAACTGTCGGAATTGTTGTAGCCCAACCGCTAGTTGGTGCTGTTGTGCCACTTGTAGAGCCTGCATATGTAATGGTCGTAGTTTTGATACCAGTACCATCTTTACCAGCAATTCCGTCATTACCGTTGTTTCCGTCTTTTGCAATATAAGTTACTGAGTAACCTGTTTCAAATGAGTTGTCCGTGTATGTCCATACTGTTTTCGTCCAGAGATACTGACCTTTTACAAGACTGGGAACTGAACTTGTCCAACCAGTATTTGGTGCTGTCGTTCCGCTTGTTGAAATAGCGTAAGTGATAACAGTGGTTTTTATTCCAACGCCGTCTTTACCTGCTCTTCCGTCATGACCATCTGCCCCATCTTTCCCGTCATTCCCCCGTATCAGACTCCAAGTATAGGCGGATGGATTAGTGCTGTCAGATTGCGTAAAGTCTGTGTACTGACCGATGTAGCTTGGCCAGTCAGCAGTTGTTACTTCGCTAGCTGATTGCATGTATGGAGTGGCAGTTGAGTCTAGCTCAAGTTTGATAGTAGAATACACAGCTCCTGGTGTGTCGGTTTTTTGTCTAATAATAACGCTATCAGTGTCAGCTAGAGCAGCATCAAAAGATTGATATTTATACCAGAAATTTACTGGACTACTTGCACGAATTATTTTACCTAAATCGCTTTGTTCAATAGTATACCAGTAGTCACTGGTAATTGTGTTGTAATCATTAGTTCCAACATTTCCATAAGCCTGATAAGTTTGACCTTTAAGTTGGATACCAAGTGAACTTCCAACCATAGCATTCAACGGTATATAAACGTTAAAACTAAAGTTCATTGCTGAAACTCCAGTTTTAGATTTAATTGCAGAGTCATATATTTGGCTGGAATTAAATAAAGTATCCCAAACTGTTGTAGTTGAAGTTGCTGTTAAATTTCTCGTGCCTTTCAACAAATTCAAATTAGGATAAACAGTCGTGAAACCGTCCGTGCCATCAGCACTATAAGAGTATGCTGTATGAGTTATTGTCCCATCATTAACGTTACTTATGGTGAGGCTATTGCTTGCTACTATCGTCATTAGTTACCTCCGCCCAAATTTCAATAATTGGGGTGGAGATACCATAAGTCCGCCAGATTTGTTCAATCACATCACTTGCGCTTGTTGCTTCAAAGCTAACTTGTGTGATTTCTCCCCCAAGTTCAATATTGGCATAAAATGTACTTTTCATTATTGATTCACCTCGCATGTATATTGAGCTTTGACATTGATATCAGTCGCCGCAACACTAATTGTTTTACCAGTTTTATATTGATTGCCTGTACCGCCAAAATTAGCATTTAATACGCCATTTTGATTACGTTGAGACCATTTATAAGTATAGGTTGTTCCAGCTGTATCAATTTCAGCACCAGATTGAAATACTCGGCAAGTAAGTGTTGTTGTACCAGAACCGTTTTTAAAAATGCTACCTGCTGTACTATCAATCGTACAAGTTAATGGGTCTGTATAATCAAGAAGAGTACATATACCACTAACTGCAGTTCCTGCTGTACCGCCTGCTTGGTCAATGATTACTGCCTTAAAAGTTTGAGCATTTGCAATTGCCGTTGGTAGAACTGTTAGTATCCCTTGATAAGTTGTATTTGTTCCCGCTGCTACATTGGGAGTTTGACCAGTTGTAGATGAAGTACATAAATGCCAGCCTAATCCAAGGTTTGAGTTATAACCAGTTGAACCAGTTGTAGTTACAGTACTATCTGCATAACCGAAGAATATTTGCTTGTTTCCTGCAGAAAGTTGCCCTCCTTTATATAAATCGGCGTTAACTGTTAAGCTTGCAGGCATAGAATTGTAGAACGCTCCACCATTTCCAGCATAAACATTCGCAAGAACAGCTGATTTAGCAAGTTGTACAACAGTTAAATCTAAAACAGCTAAGAACGGAACGTTTAAACCTGTATTAGGGTCAACCCATAATCCAGAAGCAGTGAATCGTGATGCTGAGTTAGCAATTGGGACATTGACTTTTGTTGTCAATACACTATTTGCACTTCCGCTCATATATTGAGTATCAGTATTAGTAGTTGAAGTGATAGTTGTTGTTGTCGTTCCATCTGCTCGTGTCCAAGTAATATTTCCTGAAATTCCACCAATAACAGAAGTTGTACTACCTGCTTTAGTAAGGTTGAGCGTTAAAACTTGTGGAGTAGTCGCATAACTTGGTGACCATGTTTGAGCTGTTGCATCATAAGTTTGAGTAGTCACCCCACTCGCTGTGATGAAAGCGTTGAGTTGCATCCCATCTGATAAATCTGTGATTGTGATTTGTCCACTTGAGACAATTGACATATTTTATTCCTCCTATTAATTAAGTGGTTCTGCAGTGCAATCAAATGTAGCTCTCTGCCAAACATCACTATTTGTGATTGTGATTGATTTCTGACTTGTTTGATGAGCAAGATTCCAAGCGGTATCTACTGTTCCGTCAGAGTTAGTTTTAGACCATATATAAGAAAATTTTGTTCCATCACTATCAATTTCTTTATTATTTTGATAAAGTATCGCAGTGAAAGTTGTATTAATGATATTATTTTTAAATTGATAGCCATTAGATGAATCAATAACTAGATTAATCGGGCTAGTTCCATCATTAACATTGGTAATAGTGACCGACTGACTTGCGACTACTTTGCCCGCAATTGTTGCTTTAAAGCTATAAGCTGCTTTATCCACAACCCCGCTGGCATCAACTGTGATAGTCTGAGCTGGAGCAACAACCGTTCCGTCTTTCGACCACTCGTAACTGTCTGCGATTGTTTCAGTCGTTGCAGAGCCTTTATAGATATGAGCTGATAAAGTTGTTGAACCAGTGCCGTTTTTGAACTGAACACCATTAGTTGTACTGATGCTACCAATATATGGAGTAGCTGCATCGACTAACTGATTAACGATAGCTTGGATGTCTGCTGAGGCTTCACTTTGTTGTTTTTTAAAATTTGAAAAAGTAATCTTATTTAATGTCGGATTGCTAAAACTTATCTCCATTTCAGAAACCCTTGCTGATAAAAGCAAACCTACATTTCCGTCAGAATCCATAAAGTTATCATCTTGAATATTGATGGTATCTCCAATTGACAAAGGCCGATCATTACCAACCGATTCAAGAACTAAGCTACTATTCGCTAATACCTCATAAGTGACTGTTGGATAAGCGAATTGTTTAAATTGACTTACGCAATAGCCCCACATATCATTAACATTGGTGTATTCTGTTTGAAAATCTTTACGAATCCATTTATCACCATTATTAGATTTTATTTGAGATTTGAATAAATTAAGAGAAAGTGGTGCAAATGCAGTATCATCATTTTTTCTTTTATAAAACTCCTCCACTCCATCGGAATTGACATAAGAAAATTCGCTTGAATTCCATTTTAAATTATCTGACCCAGTGACAGTTGTCGCATTGAATAAATTAGTTGTGTCTCCAGTTCTTGTAATTCCACTTATATTTTTCCCAAAATTTAAAGAGACATCATTTCTATTTGTTCCAACACCCTGGATATTAACTCCATCATTGGCACGATAGATATTTAAAATGATGGAATCAAGTGTTCCATCATCATTTAAATGTGTAATAAATTCAAATTCTGCATCAAAGTTTCCAATCACAGATATTAGACGGGCAAGTTTACTTTCCTGCCCATCATAATTAATTGTTCGTGTCAGACTTGAGACTTCATTAGTTCCAATAGTTATTTGAGCATTTGCGATTAATCCCATTTGGTCAAAGTACCATTGAATATTATGGCTTGATGTGTTGACTAAGGCATTGGCTTGCTCATTTCTTAATTCTAAATTCAATGAAGAACAAGTTAAAGTAATTTGATAATCACTTTCTTGAACATTTTCTACTCCAAATAAGTGGTCAATGCCATCATAAGTGAAACTAATATAAGCTTGTTCATTTAAAAAACGGCAGTAATCTTGTAACTGGCCGTTGATAAATTTATTTACAGTAAATATAAATGTTTCTGCTCCTTGGTCTTTATACCGATGCCAATTATCATTGAAAAAAGAAGGTAGCATCGGTATATCATTATTGATAATTGCTACGGTTTTAAGTGTATTATCATGAACGACTATTTCCATTATAAGTTCCTTTCTTTATATGATATTTGAACAATTGGTGGAGTAGTATTCCATGTGGACTGCAAGATTTTTAATGTACTTCTACCGGGAGGAATTGAAAAAGGTTCAGTGCCTCTAATTTTTTCTTGAATAGCTGGCATACCGTTGATAACAACTGTGTCTTTTCCGTTCATATTAACAGTAATTTTAGAGTTGGCTGCATAACGATTAGGAACATCTTTCCAAACAGATACATTATTTTTAGTAAGATTTACTTGTCTAATTGATAAATTATTGATAAATTTGTTCGAACCCTTAAATTGTCCGAGGTACAAGTAAACTTTTGAAACTTCAACATCCGCAAGTTCTGGAACATAAATTGTTTTACGGCTTCCGTACCAGTAAAAACCTAGGCTTGCTCCTTCTTTCAAAAAATCGGCATCCCCAGTTGAACTATTAAACATATTATTAGGATATTTTTGATTTTTTTCGGCATTGTTTGTTTCAAATCCAAATGATGTGTACTCTTTAGGAGTATTACCTCCAACCCAAAATGAACATTTAGCACTATTTCCACTCATGTCACTTTTGGTAATCCCATAACCAGCCACCAACTTATCATTGATGTCAGTAAATAGAATTTGGAGGATTCCTGTTTGGCCCATAGCTCCCGCCCAAGCAAATAAATTAAAGTGTGAGTAGAAGTTCACAGCTCCAACGTGACCATTAGAATCAGCCGGTAGCGTCATAACTTTCATTCCACCGCCTGCAAATTGAGATCCTGACATTGTCCCTTGAGTTGCAAATCTTAGTCCATCACTTTGAAAGCTAATCGTTCCATTGGTCCCAAGTCCTGAATTTTGAGGATTAGCAGTCCCGGTTGCATCTTTAAATTTAGAAAAACTTAAATCAGAATTGCTATTATATAAATATTCACTTAAGGCATGTGTAGCACCATCTGCTTCTTGCCTATTTCCTATTTCAATTGCTCCATTTTGACCAGGAATTGCAATATACCCATTCTCATGAACGTTGGTAATTTCTATTGTTGGAAATGCCTCAAGATTACCTGTGTTATTAATTTCAATATCTACATGACCATCTGAGTGATTAGTAATTGTTCCTAATGAACCGCCAGAATTTGAAGCATTTAGAACATTTGTTTCGACTGATTCTGATACTCCGCTCGGAACTAAAAATGTAATTGAACCTGCTGCTTGATAAAATGATGATTCATCTAATGTTGGCGTTCCATCAGGAACAGCCCACCAAACTTGATTAGGATCATCATCAAAAATCAAAGCAGCTGGTTGCTTTACATTTAAAGCACTAGCCAAAGCCTTTCTCACAGAGGTGAAACGGTCTAATTTAACATTTGCAATAAAGTTAACTGTAATTGATTTCGAATTAATTGAATTTTGCGTGAAATCGGCGCCGATAATAGGATTAGGTTGAACCGTATTCGTCCAACCAGCCCCTATATTTCTTGTAATTGCTGTAAATCCATCAACGATTGTCGATAAATCTACATCATTAAATTTAACTGAAAAAGCCATTTTTAATTTTTACCCCACAATCTATCTTGTTGATTTACATAGTCAGTTAAGGCTTGATTCATATAAGGAGCTAACCCTTGAGACACATTACGCCCATCTAATAAAGCATAAGCTATTAGAGGATTTTTCTTAACATCTTCAATGGAGTTAAATATATTGGATAATAAAGCTAAAACTGGCGAGAAATCAGTAACATTATTTGAATAACCTTGATTATTATTAATCGTTTGGCTTGCTTGATTCAATAATTGTGTCGCTCTCGATTTCTTCTGTGGGTCAAGGGGGATAACCATCTCAGGACGATTTCCTTCAGCAATTTCATAGAATCCATGAGCATTTATGATTCCACCGTTTTCATATCCATGCCCATTTCCAAGAAATGATAAACTTGGGCCATAGGTTTTTTTAGCATAATTAAGAGCAGCTAATAAGTTATCGTAACCATTAAAAATATCACCGTGACCAGGGAATTTATTGGCGTTGAAAGTTGAGGAGATTGTTTGCATCAGCCCTTTCGCAAGGTCACCAGTGATGTTGTTAATATCCCCGATATTTCCTTGTACTGCTTTTTCATTACCGCTTGATTCAGAAGAAATTTGACGGAGCACACGGTCAATCATGTCTTGGCTTGTGCTCAAGCCGTTAGCTGCAAGCGCCTGTTTAACTTGTCCAGCCCAACGTTGAACACCAGAACCAGATGGTGAACCTTGTGATCCTCCTGCATCCGATTCAGCTTTTTTGAAGAATGATTGTAAGAATTTTATAAAATTATCTTGTGCTGTTTGAGCTGACCCCTTTGCTATCCTAGTCACAACTGGCGGAAAATCATTTTCTAAATCATCTAATCCTAAGCCATTATAAATAGCATCTACAACTCCTTTAGGTCCTTTTGAAATAACACTTGTGACATCTTTATATGTTGATTTAACCCATCCAAGCGCATCTGATAGGAAGCCAGATACACCGTCAGCATGAGCTGGTAAATTAGCTGTTAATGATAAGAATTCTTTTGACATTGAGTGAGGAAGAATCGAAGTACCAGCTTTCAAGTTACGAATTTCAGGGCCCTGTTGTCCAACTGCAAAAATACCACGGCTTGGATGATGAGCAAGTTCAAAACCTTCTTCACCAACTAAAGCTGTTTCATCTTGCGCTAAACCACGAGTACCTGTCGCAAAACCTTTGAGGCTTACATGACCAATATTCCCCCAACCTTTATGTAAGAAGTTAAGAACTCCGTTAATTCCATCAATGAATGAATTGATTAAATTTCTAGAATCCTTAAATCCTTTTGTATATTGTTCGACAGTCTCTCCTTGCTCTTTAGCTGCAGCTTTAACATTTTTATCGGCTTTACTATTCGCTAATTCAACTGTTTTATCATGGGTTTTTTGTGCTTTATCAGTAACCTCTGTTTGTTGCTTTTTAGCTGCTGAAATTGTATCATCTCTTTGCTTTTGAGCATTTTTAACAATTTCATCATATTGTGCCTTAGACATTGATCCGTTTTCTGCCCGTTCTTTGTCCGCTGCTGCTACTGTCTTCTTGTATTTTTCGTTAGCTGCTTTAACAGCTTCATCTTTTTGCTTTTGAGCCTTATCCTTAACACCTTTATATTCATCGTCAGCCTTTTCAAGCGTATCAATTAATTGTTTTTGATTTAATTTCCCTTTTTTATTTTTTAAATCTTCTAAAAGATCCATTTGCTTGTTTTGGGCGATTTTGGTAGCAGTATTAATTTGATTATTCATCTGCTCTTCGGCTTTGGTTTGATTTTTTGCATAATCTTTTTCAAGCTTATCCATCGCTTCATTATGTTTCTTTTTAGAAACTTGCTGATTTTTGTTGAAGGTGCTATTTTCTTTGTCAATTTCTTTATTCATCTCTTTTTGATATTGAGGTGAATTTTTACCATATTTTTTTTCAATAGCTAAGAGCGCATCGGTATTGCCTGACTTAATTTTTTTAAGTGCTGCAGCATGGTTACTAGCATCCTTTTGAGATTGTGTGTCATAACTTTTTTGAGATTTGGCCACCTCCGAATAATATTTATCAGTATTCTTCTTCATCTCATCAAGATTCTTTTTCTGAGCTGCCTTCTGCTTATCGTCTGAATCTTTTTGACCTTTGTTTAATTTGTCAGCCTGAGCTTGAGTAATTACACCATTTTTAACTAGAATATCAATTTGCTTTTTAGAATCCCTTTCTTGTTTTTGGTAGAATTTATCGATATCTTTAGACATTTGTGCATAAGCATCAGCAGTTGCTTTCTTAGCTTTTTCAAGTGATTTTTCATCTACAATATCAACATTTGATGCCTTATTAATTTTATCCAAGAAACCTTGGTAGTCCTTGGAGAACTCTTTCATATCTTTTGTTGGTGCTTTAGGGTCAAACTTAACAACTGGTAGCTTTTCACTTTTTAGTGAAGATTCTTTTAATCCATTATTAATCAAATCCCCAAGCTTTTTACCTAAGTTTTTACCACCCATTCCGCCAATCGCTGCACCAATTGCTGTACCGATACCAGGAGCGATGAGAGAACCAATAGCTGCACCTGCCGCTGCTCCACCGAGTGAGCCAGCAACTCCGCCAGTCTTTTGAGCTGTACTATCTTTACTGAGTAATTCAGCTCCTGCATTTATTCCGCCAGACAAGACTGTACTTCCGCCAACAGAGCCAATAATTCCTAATAATCTTGGAATTAAGGAAGTAGCTTTCGATAAACCGCCAGAGGCAACAAGCGCTTCGCCTTCAGCAGCTACGCCTCCTTTTGTTACTGTTGAAGCAACTGTTCCAGCTTCAGATACAACACCTTTACCTACAGAAGCTTTAATGCCTCCTGTTCCTAAACCTCCTGATAATGCATCAATAGCTTGAAGTTCAAGTAAAGATTTTTTCAGTTTTTCAAGCCATACAATAACATCTCCTATTTTCTTAGTAGCCCAAATTCCAGCAAAGATTTTACCAAAGGTTACTACTTCATCTTTATGAGTTCCGATAAATTTGACAGTATCAACAATACCTTGGAAAATCTTAGCAATCCAACCAGCTATTTCTTCAAGTCCTTGCTTGCCCTCTTTAGAATTAAATGCCTTAGCCATTGAAGTGGCTGCGTCAGATAAAACTGGCAAGAACTTTTGACCAATCATAATTAAAACAGCCTCTCCAGCTGCCTTGAATTGTTTTAATTCATTTTGAGTAGATTGCATATTCTTATTTGCAAGATTAACAACATACCCTTGACCATCAGCTGACTTTTTAACCTTGTCATCGAGTTCGCCTAACTGCTTAACATTTTCAGAAAGAATTGCACCCGCTTGTTGACCAGTTGTTCCAAATAAAGCATTGAAGATTTGTCCTTTTTGGAATGAACTTAGTTTTTCTGTATGTTGGTTTAACAATCCGAAAATTTCAGTCATTGACTTCATATTTCCATTTTGGTCTACAAAATCTTTTGTACTTAGCCCAATTCCAGATAGTGCTTCAGCAGCATCTTTACTTGGAGATTGTAGCGAAACAATAACTTTTCTAAGTCCAGTACCTGCTTTATCAGCTTCAAGACCATTATTAGAAAGAATACCAATTGCAGAGGCTGTTTCTGACAAACTTAATTTGCTTTGATGAGCCGATGCCCCTACATATTCCATTGCTACACCCATGCTTTGGAAATCAGTTGATGTCATATCTGCTGCATAGGCCATCTGGTTAACAACTTCTTTTGTGTTTTTTGTCATTCCAGTAACATCATCAACTCGTTTACCAAAACTTTCAAGCGCTGCTGTTGAGTTATGTACAACATCAGTAAAATCATCACCAGAAGCTACCGAAGCTTGCAACATTGTAGGTAATGCGGACAACGCTTGGGAACTTGTATAGCCACGTTTAATAAGTTCTTGATATCCATCTGCTATTTCTTTTTGAGTTTTACCATACTTAACAGAAAGTTCAGAACCCTGCTCTTGCATTTTGTTGACATTTTCTTGAGCTTCTTTAGCTTGTTCGCCACCAGTTACTAATAAGTTAAAAGTTGTTTTATATTGGTTTTGAAGTTCAGAGGCCATTTGTGCGCCCTTAACTGCAGCTGCACCAATTGCAGCAATCCCAAAAGCACTTTGATAAGCTGCACTTTTTACTTTCTGATATCCTGCTGCCATTACATCAGTAGCTTTCTCAGTTGTTTGATAAACAGTATTTAAACCTTTACCAATGAGAGACTCAGAATTAAACGGTTGCATCTTTGTAACTGCCAAGTTAGCTTCTAAAAGTTTATTTCTGTAGTTCAATAATGACGAAGCAGCTTCATTTACTCTTGTTTTTTGTTTGACAAGAGTTTCTGAACTTGTACCCTCAGCAGATTCTAAACGTTTAAGCTCAGTTACTTGGGCTCTATAAATTTCAGTTTGCTTTGCGTATGAAGTAGATAGACCAGAAACTTCAGCTTTGGCAGCTCCCATTTTATTACGAGTCTTCTCATATAAATCAATTTGAGACTGCATGAGTTTATCATTAGCACTGAGAGATTTATTTAAATCTTCAATTCCTGTTTGTTGATATTCATAAGCTGATTTCGCACGGTTTAATTGCCCTGTCATTGAGGCAAGAGAACGTTCTGCTGTGCTTAACTGAGCATTATATTTTTGATAAGCTTTCTCGCCAGCATCAGTATCTCTATTGATTGTCTTCATACCTTCTGAAAGGTTAGCAATATAAGCTTTTTGCTTTTCCATTGCTTCACTAAGACCTTCATAGCGATATTTTGATGCAGAAACAGCATCTCCAGCAGATTTAGCCTGTGCTTCATTAATCTGCCATTCACGAGTACTATCTTTAACTGCTGATTTTAAGCGGTTGATAGCCTCAACTGTAAAGGGCCATGCTAAAATGTAGGAAACGGGCCATTGAAAATGTAGGTTAACTTTAAAATTGTGATAGGCTTTTCCTTATGAGAAAAGACATCCTAGAAAGTATAACCGAACATCTTATGACTGGAATTAAACCTAATTTCGCTGATATTGCCAGACGCTATAATTGTGACTATCGGACGGTCAAACGTTATTATGACCTCGGAAAAGAAAAGACCCTTGAAGAAGCTTCAAAACGAAGGGTCCCACCGTCACTTATTGAGAACTATAAATCAATCATTGAAGAT